CTCAGCTTCGTCGGGCTTAACAACACCCGACAGAAGTCGCACTAACTAAGTGCGATCCACTGGCATAAGCCAGAAAGTAACTTCTACGACCCCTACCAGCTAGGGGCTATAGAAGAAACAGTTCGATAAGGCTCTTTATCGCTCGCGCGATATTGAATCTTAAAGTCTCGAACGCAGCCAGTCAGAAAGGAGAGAAACAACCCACTTACATTGTAGATCGTTTGCCCCTTACTGTTCAAGATAGCGCCCTCCCCAATAGTCATGTGCCTCGACCTTTTTACTCGCCGTCTATATTTAATAGACTGTAGGTGAGGGTCAAGCTTAACATGTAAAAGAGAGGAAAGAGGAACTTGAACGCCTGCATCATCATTCTCCCATGGAGGAACAGGCAAAAACCTGACACTCTCCAAGAGAAAGCGAAGTGTGGAAGGCAAGGGTATTCCTACCTTATGCGACCACTTTTGTAGGCGATTGATGGCTACGTACCGAGATTCTTGAGTACGCAGACTACGAATGTAGACTCCACGTACGTCAGAGCCTTCATAATAGTCGGCTCCGCAAGATTCTCGGAAAGGGCCTTCAAAGAAGGACTTCGAGGTATTAATCTCAAAACCAAGCAATCCAAGAAGACGATAGACGTCTCGACGGATGTCGTCATTATAAACGTCACAGTACTTACCAGTACTGTTAGCGTAATAATGTACACCCGATGGGAGAAGAATATCATCGCCGAAGACGGCAAAGTTCCGAAACACAGTGTCGCAACGACGCGGTGAGAAACCGCGAGCGCGCAAACACGCCTCGACGATACATGCAAATAGCATGGTTTGCAACGGGAACGTGAAACCGTTACCCATTGTCGAAACCATGTTAAGAGCAACATGCTCCTTACTGGGGATTATCACGTTAGGTGACCTGAGTAACTTAAGCCAAGCGAGGAAATCGCGAGGCAAAACGAACTCAAGCATCCTAAGCGATAAAGAATCGGAAGCAGAAGACAGGTCGATAGTTGAAAAAGACCCATCTAATGAACCGATTCTGGCAAGCTCACGATTGATATTAGGTTGAGTAGCTAAATCGATGCCGAATCTAGAAAAGAGACGGCGTTCGAGTAGAGCTCCAAAACCAAGTTGAGCAAACATATTCAGTGTTGGCTCAACACATATCGTTCGCGAGATATCCCGCTTTTTTGGGACAGTCATCAGCTTACTGGCATTAACTATACAGGCCTCTCCGAAATGAGCTGAGCGGATAAATTCCGCATTCGCCCACTCAGGGAAGTTTCTAATATAGTTGCTATACGAGCGCGATAATCCTACAGAGGTACACGTTAAAGGTGAGGAAAATAACTTTGAATAAAAGTCACATCCTGTAGCCTTTAGAGACGCCCCGGGACCGCACCGACCGAGAGCCCAAAATTCTTCGAAAGAAGAACAAAGGGGTTCAGTAGGTGTAGGGTTCCAGAATTGATAGATGGACTTTTTAAGTTCACCGATCAAGAGATCATCCCAAGAAGTGTTACCCTCATAAGTCCAACTTCCACAGCGTTTATTAACGTTGAGGAAAAGGGAGATCGCGGCTGAATCGGCAGAATCTTCGATATCATCCTGCAATTTCTTGTAGAATGAATTGAGTATCTGACGAGCAGCAACGACTTCCATGGACGCGTTAGCATGAAACTTCCTTATAGAACCAGTAGTTAATTGGTTCACTTCGGAAGGACTTACATAACGTTTCAGATCATCACAAAGCCTTCGAAAAAGAGCAGTACGCTTATCGGCTATAACTCTCATTTTCAGGTACCTCAGTGCAATATCGGCAACTAGGAACGGCGAAAGGTAATCTTAAGACGAATCGTAAGATACCGCAGCCTCCCCAGAAAATCGAAAAGCACAATAGAAATGTGACGACGAATTGTTAGGCAACACCGCTGACAGCGGTGTCGCCAAGGCCTGCACTAACCTGTGCAATAGCCCCACAATGCGCCGAGAGCATTCCACGAAGATTTGCCGAATCTAGCGAATCAGAGCCAGCGGGCACTTCAATTGAAGTAGTCACAATAGCAGTCTGATTTGGAAGAGAGGCATGAACAAGCACACCCTTACGGGTAATAAGCTTGTAAACATTCTTCGGTACCTGAGGCTGAGTAGTCTGTCCGAGCACAAACTGGAGAGTCCGAAGAACTTTCGGATACCAGAATGCGATCGTAAACGGACTAGCAACCGAATGGACAGTGACACCAGTCTGAGTACCGCCAAGAGCGGTAACAGCATTCTGTTTGGCATTGACATCCGGTGCGGCCATGGGCGTCAGGGTATACGTCGGGGACGTAAACCCTGTTTGTGCTGACCCCGTAACTGGGGATGACACGTTAACAGTCATGACGAACTCCAAGGACTAGACAAAGTTTTTGAAGTTCAACTCGCGTCTGGCAAGTGCCAAAGCAGCTAGATTAAGCCACTTAGTACTAAACCCAGGAAGCTTAAACGCTAACGAGGGAATAGGAAAGCTTGTTACGGCTGCACGAGTCACAGACTTACGAGTTGCGTGATAATACCCAGGAGAGAACGAGTTGGACCAGACCGAGCCTAAAGTACGTCCAGCGCCTGTCCACCAACAACCAACAAGATCTTCATTTCTGAATTTCCTGGTGGTGAGGGAGGCCCAAGCGATGGACAAGGTTTGGTTAGACCAACTCTCGACTATAACTCCAATATTCGAGAAATAGTCGATCACGAAGGACCAAGGGATGACCTCCCAAACAGTAGGCGCCCAATTACGAGGGGAAAACCCCGCGGAATCAAGCAAAATACTGGTAGGATTGTCACAGCTCGATCGCACTGCGCCAGAATAGCGACAAGTAGCGCCTCTTTTCTTCATAATCTGATACTTGATACCTGAGGTGTTTGTGCCTTCGGTAATGGTCGTGAAGGTTGGTGAAGACCAACCCTCGGCCTGTGCCGATACACGAACATACTCATGCTCAAGAATCTTTTTACGACGATCAAGAAGGCTAGTTGCATCTCGAATGTCATTCAACAAAGGAAGGACACCGAACACATATTCAAGCCAGGACTCAGATAAGACTTCTAGGAGACGCTTCCGAGACATACCCTTCTTTCCTTTCTTAAGGTTAGAGAGATAATATGTCAAGGAGTCCCGAAGAGACTTACCCGGACTCGTAATGAGATGTAAAGTCTCACGAAGTTCAGCGAGAAAGACACCGCCCTGAAAAGCGGTGACAGTATCGAAGACCTTCGAATTCCACTTAGTCTGGGCATCAGTTAAAACCGTCGTATCAATCGAATCAACGCCAATAGCCGCGGGCAAGGAGGTGGTTACAGACCAACTACCTGTAGCGCGGTGTTGATATACCGTAGCGTGGCTACCGGCAACAACACTATACTGTAGATCAAATTCTACAGGAATGTTGATGACGGAAACTTCGTCGGCTTGAAGAGGAGTGGTGGCAGGGCTACCATCCTCGATAAGTCGACGAAAGCCAGGCAGCGAGATCCCAGTCAAAGAATTGGTCCACTGCTTAGAAGCAGAGAAATTCCAGCTGCTTTGACCAGGGAGACCCAGGTTCTCAATCCCTTTACGGAGAAAGAGAGCGGAGTCGCTCGATGTCTTAACATACGGTATAGTCATGACGTTACCTCGAAAGATGCTAGGTTAGAGGGGTACGACCCCTCGAAGAGCTCTCACACCTAA